AATTACACTCAGGTCGGCCGCGGGTGGACGGTTGGCGCACTGTCCACCATTCTCCTGGAATTGGCGGAGGGGTGCTGTAGGATATGGGGACAGTCAACAAAACCCAATGCGTTACGAAGTCCTGGTCCCCTCTGCCCCTTATGAGTCCGAGTCCGTCTCAGATCTGGACCGTGCCTACCTGATCTGCCTGGACCTGGCAGAGGAGTTCGGTTACGCTGAGATCCGTCACAACGGGCACCATATTGCAGACTACGGCGACCCCAGCACCTTCCTGGGGTGACAGTCGGGGGAGTGTCCACCATTCTCCCCATTGACCTCCAATTGCTGCCATACTAACCTCAGTTCAAACGAAACGACCTCATGCGTAAGATCGAACGTGAAATGAACAACGCCATTTCTAACAACCTGAACTGGCAATCTGGCAACACTGCTGTCGCTTACAACTCCGAAACTAACGAGTCTACTGTATTCCTTCACGGTAACAAGATCGCCGTGGTTGGTGATGACTTCGTTCAAATCTTCGACGGTGGTTATCAGTCTGTGACCACTAAGTCCCGTCTGAATGCTATTCTTTCGGAGCACGGAATCAAGGGCGAATGTGTAATCCAAAGGAACTTCAATTGGTTCGTTCATAAGTTCATCGGACAGGCAGGAACTTCCCCTGTCTACAATGAGTATGACTTCACCAACGGTTTCATGTTCGCATAACAAATAGGGGGCATTCGTGCCCCCTTTCTTTATACCCAGGTCGGCTGCCCGACCAGTTGGCACACTGTCCACCAAACCCCCCAAAGCACCCCAGGACCTGCCATACTACTGTCATGCAAAACAAACACATCGAACACCCCGAAGATACCATCCTGACGGGTGACCTGAGTGTCCTGGACTGGTTTGAGGCAGCAGGCACCCTGTCCGTGAAGATCGACGGTGCTCCTGCTATTGTTTGGGGTCGTAATCCTGCCACGGGTAATTTCTTCGTGGGCACCAAAAGTGTCTTCAACAAAGTTAAAATCAAGATCAACGAATCCCATGCGGAAATCGATCAGAACCACACAGGCGAAGTTGCAAAAATTCTGCACGCTTGTTTTGATTGGATTCCTCATACAGACTCCATTTTTCAAGGCGACTTTATTGGGTTTGGCGGAGAGTCTGAATACACTCCCAACACTATCACTTACAGTTTCGGAGAAGTGATTCATGAGGAAATCATCATTGCTCCGCATACACGTTATGAGGCAAATGATGACCTTCGTGATAGTTGGGCAATCCCTCTGACTGTTAACCTGGAGGACGGACATAACTGTAAGTTTGTGAAACCCAAGGCACGTATCTTCTCTGGTGATTATACCAAGTGTGCAGGGTCGTTTGGTGACCTTACTGAGGTGATTCAGTTTGCTAGACAAATGGCACAGACTGTGACCTTTGTTGATGAGAAGAAAGCAAAGCATCTTAAAAAAGTTTTTAATACCTTCATTCGTATTGAAGCAGTGCTTGATGATGAAGCACTGGCAATTGTTGGAGACTGTGACATCAATCTGATTCGATTCTGGAAACTCATTAAGTCTATCAAAGATGACGCACTCTTCCTTTGCCGTAATGATGGTCCTGCTGCTTACATTGGACACGATCGAATTGATGCCGAAGGTTATGTCTACAGTAATGAGTTTGGCACAATGAAACTGGTCAATCGTGAGCGTTTCAGTTATGCTAACTTCAACAACGCTAAGTTTAACAAAGAGGTGTGCCAGTGAGCGTGCTGTCCACCCATTCCCCGATTGCGGCAGACCTGCCCCCTATAATGGTTTCATACCAAACGAACCCAGATGACCTACGCCGTTCAACCGATCGCCTGGACTTCCTTCGATCCCTACGGATGCGACTGGGCAACCGATATCCATCATGCCTACCGCTTGGGTCAGCAGTGGGGTGAGACCTGCCTGATCTGGATGTGCCCCCCTGCTGGTGAACCCATCCGCTGGTGCCGCACCGATGCCAACACCAACGCCATCGCTGACCTGGTGTTCGGTTGCTAAGGTGTCCACTCTCTGCCCAGAAGGGCACTCCTGACCCCTTATACTGATCTCAGTTCAAACGAAACCGATGAGCACTGCTACCTTCAACGGATGGGCAAACTGGGAGACCTGGAATGTTTCCCTCTGGATTCAGAATGACGAGTCCCTCTATCGCGCTGCTCGCCGCTGCCGCACCTATCAGGACCTGGTGTCGATGCTGCAGGAATGCGGTAGCAAAGAGACCCCTGACGGTTGCCGCTGGGATGACCCCGCAATCGACGGCATCGAAATCAATGAGATGATGGACGATCTCTAAACTGGTTCGGGGGTCTTGACCTGACCCCCTCCGACCCTGTATCTTATAAGAGTCAAAGGAACACACCCATGAACGCTTCCATCTCCAACCTCACCACCATCGCTGCTGATCTGAACGCTGCTGGTAAGACCGTTTCCTTTAAGCGTCTCCCTACCCGCAAACCCCGCAAGGGTGAGACTTGGGTTCGCCAGTCTCAGCACGGTTCGGGTCGTGCTATGGGCAACGTTACCTCTGGTGCAGAGGGTGCCACGGGTGCTACCACCACAGGCGGCGGTAAGGGTATGAACCTGAACCGTGTTTATGGTATGGGTGCTTCTATGGTCCGTGATCTGGATTCTGTCCGCTCCCGTGCTGCTGCCACCTATGCTGCCGATCGCCGTGCTGCTGCCCGTGATCGTCTGATGGGTCTCTGATCCGATGGGAAGCGCAGCGCCCTAAAGACTGCCACCCTTTCAACCCGCAATTCTACCATGACCCGCGACCTGGCAACCTCCCTCCTGAACCGTGCCGCTGACGGAACCCAACTGCTGGCAATCCTGGAAACGATCGCCACCGATCTGGAAACCCAGGGCATTGAGGAGTGTGCCCAGCACTTTGCCGAAATCAGCACCCCCACCGCCGACCCTATTCGTTCGTGAATCAGCAGTGCCCCGCGTCCCCTTCGGGGGCGGGGTCGCCGCCGTGTATATAAAACCCATGGGTCCCCATAAGCTATAAAGTGTTACACTCGACCTTTCTATATAAAACAAAAAAAGAAACTAAAATACCTGAGATGAAAAAAAATCCCGGAGAAAATTTTACAACCGTAGAGGTCGATCCAATAACAGGAGAGTATTATGTCACGATACCCGAGTGGATTCTCAATGATTTTGGGTGGTACGAGGGCACAGAGGTTAATATGGAGGTTGAGGGCGACTGTATTGTGATTACGGAAGTCAAGAGAGATTAATACCAATTGACTTCTTATAGATAATGCGTTATGATTCTGAATGAATCGATTCAAATTCAAACTTGATTAAGTTATGGCAAAAGGATTTACAGTAAAAGCAAAAGCACCCACACCATCGCAAAGCACTGCAGAGTGGGACTATGATAAAGCAAAAGAGATGATCAGAGGAAAATCGATCGTCTTTTGTCTGCCTGGAAGGGGAGTCTCGTATACCTATCTGAAAAATTTTGTGCAATTGTGTTTTGATATTGTACAGGTAGGTGCAAGTATTCAGATTTCTCAAGACTACAGTTCGATGGTGAACTTTGCAAGATGTAAGTGTCTGGGTGCGAATGTACTACGTGGACCCGATCAAATTCCCTGGGACGGAAAACTGAAATATGATTATCAATTGTGGATTGATAGTGATATTGTGTTTAACACCGAAAAATTCTATCAGTTGATTCTGATGGACAAGGATATCGCAAGTGGTTGGTATTGCACGGAAGACGGACGTACAACTTCTGTTGCACACTGGTTAGATGAAGATGACTTCAAGAACAATGGTGGAGTCATGAATCACGAAACTCTTGAAACTATTTCGAATCGTAAGAAACCATTTACTGTTGACTATGCAGGATTTGGATGGTTGATGATTAAGCACGGTGTCTTTGAGCATCCTGAGATGAAGTATCCCTGGTTTGCACCAAAGATGCAAGTTTTTGATTCTGGTGCAGTACAGGATATGTGTGGAGAAGATGTATCGTTCTGTCTGGATGCAAAGGAAGCAGGTTTTGAAATTTGGTGCGATCCTCGTATCAGAGTCGGTCACGAAAAGACAAGAGTGATTTGAGATGGCTGACGAGTCT